GACTGACCATTAATTTCCACTAAATTGAATAATCTTTCTTTCGGAGTAGCCTTCCCAACTTCAGAATCATAGAGATTTGGTCTATGGTCTTTGTGTTGTAGTCCTTTTGCAGCATTCCTGAATTCTTGCCTGGTCATGTGATATTCTTCTCCTTTATGATTTTTAAAGGTTAATTTGTCACTCATCTCCATTTAGTTTCATCCTTTCTTCTAATCTGTTGTATCTGTTGGCCTTAGCAATCTTAATTGCCCTCTGCATCAATTTCTTCTCGTATTGTCGCATAAAGTCCAGAGCCCATTGTAATGCATCATAGGAAGCCTCAGGATCGTTTTGTTTGTTGACCTTCACTACCCTAGCTCCCCCCTACGAAACATCAACGTAGAGTCTGACCGCAACACTGGAAACGGCTTATATTTAGTAAACCTAGGCCTACCATCTTTAGTTTCTTCTGTAACAGTAAGTTTAGCTCCATTTCCTACATTTACTCGCATATATAGGATTGTCTGTGTTTTATCTTTCATAGAAGGTCCCATGACCTCTAAGGACATCTGAGGACTAACTCCTTCTTCTATTAATTGTCTACAATAATCTAATATAGGAGTCTTAGTAAACTTAGGTATATTGTCTATGTGTATCTTAATCTTATTCATCTAATTTATTTCTCTTCCTTAATCCTAATTCTGATAATCTATTACAGATCGTTTTTACTCTAGCACCTCTTCCTTTCCAACCGATATTCTGTAATCCTAACTCTAGACAAGCCGGATCAACATGAATTCGCGGATTATACCATTTCTTCAAGAAGTCGTCAAACTTCTTCTCGGTCCACGGTCTATGATATTCTACGACCATAAATTTATATTCCTTGACAAATACTTTAGAATAGTATATAATGCGCCTCCGATTTAAATTTGTCAAGCAATTTATTGCTGATTCAAGAGGTTTCTAATGTCTAAAAAGAATAAAATGAAGCATCACACACAAACTAGTGGAAGAACTCCTGAGAATATTCAGCAAGAGAACGACATGGCACGTGATCAAATCATGTCTCCTCCAACTCCTGATCAATTCGTTCGTCCTGGTAATATTGCTCCTACTTTGGATCACTGGGGAACTCAACAGCCTACTCCCGCTTTAGGTAGTGGTACACTGTAACAATCACAAACTCCAACAAAGGAAGAATAGTAATGTCTAAATCAATGGGCTCAGCCACACCAATGGCTCGTGGCTATTCAGAAGGCTCTTCGGGTCACGGTGGTCATCATCGTTCTGAACCGAAGCCCACTAAATCTAATCATATGAATAACCCTCATACTAGTATTGGTATGGGGACTATTTAATGGCTAAAGGTCAAATGAATAAAGATAAAATGAAGAATAAAGCTAAGAAATCTAAACTAATTAAAGATATGGATAAAGACAAAATGTAATGACCATTCAGATGTCTGTTCAAGATCTAATCACTCTAATTCTTAATCTTTTTAAACGTAAACAATCACCACCGCGTAAAGCGAAACAACTGAAGGCGAATTTAAATATGTCTACTGCTACTCTCACTTGGACTCTTCCTACTACTCGTACTGATGGGTCTGTTCTCAACACTTCCGATATTGCTTCTGTCTCTGTCTTTGATGTCTCTACAGGAGATCCTTCGCATCATATGATCGGTACTGCTACTGGTCCTGCCACTACTTTCACTACGAATACTTTGACTGTAGGTTTTCATAATTTCACTGTGGCTGTGGTTGATACTGCTGGTCATGTCTCCGCTGATAGTAACGTTGCTTCTGTTGAAGTTATTTCTACATTAGCTAATCCGTCTCCTGCGACTAGTCTGACTGCAGTTCTTAATGCCTAGTCTTTATTTACATCATGGTGAAGGCGGCATTAGATACCTTACTACTAAGATACGCTAATGCCAGCCGGCTATGAAAAGATTCGTGATTCTTTTATTGAACAAGGTTTATCCGTAAAAGCTGCCAAGACTAGAGCCGCGAAGATATGGAACTCGAAGCATAAAGGAAAACAAGCCGTAGGTCGGTATTCCTAATAAGGAAAGTTAAATAATATGGCACTCGTAACTATATTACCGTCTTCAGTCTATTTAGGCGGAGCTTCAGGTAACTTGTACCCTAGTTTCTATATACCTGCCACAAATACTAATAGCGCTGGAGCGATAGAAGGTATTGGAGTCGTTGCTTCTTTAGCTGCGAATGCTCCTGCTGTTTTACAATTTAATATGCCTGAGACTATGCCTACAGGTACTATGAAGCTAAGACTACTAGCAATGGCTAATGCTACTTCAGGAGTAGCTAAAGTAACTGTTTCAGATAAGAATGTTGCAGCTGGTGCGTCTCTAGGTACATCCACTTTAAATTCAGAAACTCAATTATCTCAGACATGGGCTACAGCAGATATTCTCGTTCAGAATAAAGTAACGTTAACTAGTACTCCTTCAGCTAATGATATTCTTACAGTAGTTATAACTTTTAATAATACGGGTTGGACTTTAGCAGTTGCTTCGGTATGGCAAGTTTCTTTAGTCTGGGAATAAATAGTGTCTCGTAGTTTTAACGGTTTAACTGATAGTATCAGTTTAGGTTCAAGTCTGACTTTAATGCCAGCAGCGTTATCTATCTGTTTTTGGGTAAATCCAACATCGCTCACACCAGCTTATAGTAACATTCTTAATCGTATGGTAGATAATACATTTGCGACTAATGGTGATTATGCTTTTTATCTTAAAAGCAGTGGAAAGTTAGCTATATTTGTGAATAATGCTACAGGTCGCCAAGATTATGACGGCGCTGGTACACATACATTAACAACAGGATCGTGGTGGCATATTGGATTTTCATGTCCTACATCTGGTAATACTCAAGTATATGTTAATGGTGTTTCTGACGGTGGCGGTATAAACGGTGGAAATTTCGCTACTACAAGCGTAAGACCATTTTTAATGGGTTTTGATCCCAATACAGCAGGTCGTTTTTTTAGCGGTGCTATCGCTGATTTAGGTGTCTGGAATGTAGCACTTACAGCGCAAGAGATAAATTCATTAGCTACTGGAGCTCGTCCATTTAAGGTTCAACCTAAATCGTTAGCTGGATGGTTACCGTTAGATGGATTACAAAGTCCAGAACCTGATTTATCAGGTAATATAAATAATGGAACATTAACTGGAACTTCTTTTGCTTTTGGTCCTCCTGTTAATTTATTAACTCGGTCTCCTGGTTTTATTCCTTATTCTCCTGGGGGAAATCCTCAATCTATGCTTAAGCAAATACCAAATAGTCTTAGCGCTCCTGATGGTTCTGAATATGGAACTTTAACAGATGGCGCTGGGACTTTAGTCGTTACTTCAACAACTTCCACAGGCAGTTTGAAACAAATTAAAAATAGTCGGATAGCTCCTGACGGTTCTAAATATATGACTCTAACAGACGGTAATGGTAATTTAGTCTAATGACGACAAAAACGTATCCTAATGCTTCTATGGCTCCAGATGGAAGTTCTTATGTAACTTTGACTGATGGAGCAGGTAATTTAGTTACTGCCGGAGGTAGTAGCGGAATTACTATAGGCAGTACAGCTATTACTGGCGGAGCCACTACTCAAGTTCTATTTAATTTAGCTGGTGTTGTTTCTTCTGATGCCGGTTTAACTTATTCTGGGGGTGGAAGTACGGCTACTCTTTCAATAGGTAATAAGATTCAGTTTACTGGAACTAACCCAGGCGCTATAAAGTCTGTTAGTTTTGGCTCTTTACAGTTTTGGGCTTCGTCCACCAGTTTCTTAAACTATGATGGGAGTGGAGGGGTATTTCTTTCAGCCACGAGCACCAACGGTGTGGCGTTCTGGACGGATACTTCCGGCTCCGCGTTTACTGGCCGAATGGGATTCGGCGGTAGTACAAGCGCTTTTCCAGCATTAGCTAGAAGCGGTACGACTCTTCAAGTTAAATTGGCTGATGGTAGTGCTGATGCACCTATTTCAGCATCTGGTATAACTAATTCTACTACAAGAAATGATACTGGGTATGATTATTTAACTCCTACTACAGGTCAGACAGTAACTCTCAGTACTTCTAAATATCATACGATAATTGATCCGGCAGGAACGTTAGCTGCTCTTACTATAAACATGCCTGCCACACCTACAGACGGTATGATGGTTGATGTTAAAATTAGCACAGTTATTACAACATTAACTATTGCAGGGAATGGTGGAACGGTAAAAGGTGCTCCATCTTCTCCAACTGTAGCTGGTTTGTCTTTTACAGCTATATATAAATTATCTAATACTACTTGGTATATTTAAAATGAATTTTATATTAACTGTTACACAAGAAGAACTATTAGTTATTTCTGAAGCGTTAGGTGAATTACCTTTTAAAAAGGTAATTAATCTTGTTCCTAAACTTCAAGCTCAAGTTAATGAACAACAGTCCAGACCAACGGAAGCTAAACTTGAAGAAGAAACATGTAATACAAGAAGTACGTGAAGAACGACGTAAATTAGCAGAATCTTCTTTAGTTGAATTTATTAGATTAGTACATCCTCTTCGTCTTTTAGGATTGATACATATTAAAGTAATTGATTGGTGGACTGCAACTAATGCTAATCCATATCAAATACTTCTTCTTCCTAGAGATCATATGAAGTCTGCTCTGATTGCTTATAGAGCGGCTTGGGAACTTACTAGAGACCCTACACTTAGAATTCTTTTTATATCAGCTAATTCCAATTTAGCAATTAAACAATTAAAATTTATTAAGGATATTCTCACTTGTGAGACTTATCGTCTGTATTGGCCTGAGATGGTTAATAAAGAAGAAGTTAAACGAGAGAAGTGGACTGAGAGAGAAATCTCAATAGATCATCCACTTCGTAAAGAGGAAGCTATTCGTGACCCTTCTATTTTTACTGCTGGCCTTACCTCTAATATTGTTGGTATGCATTGCGACATTGCAATTCTGGACGATGTGGTGGTCACTAATAACGCATACACGGAAGAAGGGCGGGAGAAAGTATTAGATCAGTATTCTTTCTTATCGTCTATTGAAGGTGCTGGCGCTAAAGAATGGATTGTAGGAACACGATATCATCCTAATGATTTATACGCCAAATTACTCGAAAGGACCGTTGATGAGTATGACGATACAGGAAACCTTATCTCCACAAAACCTCTCTTCGACTGTAAAGAATTTCCAGTCGAATCCGTCGGAGACGGAACAGGTGAATTTCTCTGGCCCAGGCAACAGAGATCAGATGGCAAGTGGTTCGGCTTTGATGCAAAAGTACTTGCAGACAAAAGGAATAAATACCTCAACACCATTCACTTCCGGGCGCAATACTACAACGACCCCAGGGACGTGGACTCTTCGCCCATCTCAAGATCTTGTTTTCAGTATTACGAACGGACACATCTCTTCTCCAAAGATGGCAAGTGGTATTGTAACAGGAACAAACTTAACATCGCAGCGGCCGTAGATTTTGCTTATACTACTGGAAAGTCTTCTGATTATACAGCTATTGTGGTTATTGGCGCCGATAGTTTTGGGAATTATTATGTTCTCGAAATTGACCGCTTTAAGACGGGGCGACCCTCAGATTATTTCATACACATTATCAAGCTCTTCGAAAAATGGGGATTTAGAAAAGTACGTTTTGAAGTTTCCGGTGGACAAAAGACACTCGTAGCAGATTTCAAAGAAAATTATATTCGTCCTCTCGGTTTAGGATTATCAGTAGATGAGTATAGGCCACCACAATGGGCGGGCTCCAAAGAGGAGCGCATTCTATCAATATTGGAACCTCGTTATCAGAATCACCAAATGTGGCATTACATGGGTGGGCATTGTCAGACATTAGAGGAAGAATTGATGTTTGCTAATCCTTCTCATGACGATTGTAAAGATGCTCTTGCATCTGCAGTGGACTTTGTGACACAACCTATGAATTCATTTCTTCTTCTTAAGGCACAACAACCTGTATATAATTATCACAGTAAATTCGGCGGGGTAACCGGTTGACCGGTAAAGTACTTAGTTTAGAAAATGTAATACAACCTGATCAACTTGCAGTCCGGATTACTGAACGTTGGGTTCAGTGGGATACTTTACGTCAGATTAAGAAGAATGATTGGGAGGAGATTCGCCGATATGTCTATGCTACGGATACGACTCAAACTACGAATGCTATTCTTCCTTGGAAGAATAAGACGACTGTACCGAAGCTTTGTC